CTGTCATTTAATACTAATGCCATTATTTAAGCTCTATTGTTAAGTTACCTGCATTAATTCTAAAAATATCACCACTTGCTATTGCCTTACTTGCATCTAATNCTCCAACAAATAATATGTTACCACTACTNGATGCGTCTGCGATAAATACATGTGTAATTGTATTGTTTGTTCCACCAGATGCGGGAAACTCAATANNAGATGCATTTATTGCTGTCTGTGTATCTGTAGAATCTGCACCTATGGTTGTCCAACCAGAAGCTGCAACTTGCTGTCTTGCGTAGTTTGTAAAGTTTGCTTCTGTTACAGATCCAGTTTCTGCTGCACTTACTGCTGTTGCAAGTCCTACATAAATACTATCTCCCGGACTAGAAAAACTTAGAGAGTTATTTTTAAATATAAAATGTAACAATCTTCTTTCTAGATAATTGGTTGCTGCATTTGCTGTTGCCATTTTTTACTCCTATGTTCGCGGCCTTGACGGTAGACCAACTCTATACCCATCTGTATTTTCTCTTGCCTCTCCTAGATCTTTTAATCGCTCCATATACTGTAGATACAAATTATTGTAGTTTTGCACTACATCTTGTTCACCTTTCATAAAAGTATAAGCCTCTACAAGAGATCCGTAAAGTAAAGCAAAAGGCGCGTTATTACTTATCCAAGTAGTACCACTATCAGATCCAGCCGTCAAACTAGTCGGACGGTAGTAGTAATGAAGCTCAATGGTATAGTTACTGTCTGGTGTAGGAGCGACAATAAAATTATCTGTATCAAACCTAGCATAATATTTTGGAAGTCCAGTTGTTGAAGAAGCTGGTGTATACTCTCTTAAATAATTTACATCTTTTTGTAGTAAAAAACTTTCTGAACCTGATGTTGTTATTTGTAAAGAAAATGATGCAAGATAATCACTCGGCACTGTTAAAAACTGATCTGATGATGTAAACGCACTTGTTACGTTCTTTCTAAAAAGATCAAGGTCTACGCTTTTAAATATTTTTTCTTCTGCTGCTTTGATAAAATTACTAAGATTATTTACAAAAACAGTCTCATTGTTATCTGTGTAATCTTGTAAAGCAGTTTTTAATGTAGCAAAAGTAAAGCTCATGGTGTCACCGTAACTGGTCCAGCTGTAGCATCATTACCCCCGCCAGACAAGCCCCCTGTTGTAGCTGTACCACTAGATGCAGTAAAAGTGTAAGTATCTGTTGTTACAACTGTTATTGAGTATCCATCATTTTTATTTAAAACATCTGAAGTGAACCCATCAAAACCTTTTGCTTTTTTAAACCTAACCGTATCGCTTGTGCTTCGGCCATGACTAGCTTCAGTTACTGTAATTACAGCTGATCCAGAGGATCCAGACAAAAAAGCATCCGGCACCAACAGTCTTTCTACAGGGTTTTCTGTTCTAGCAGGTCTTGCATTTTTTACAGCCTGACCATCAACAGGCACATTAAAAGGACCTAACTGAGGATGTTTTCTTTCAAACTCATCTGGACCGACCAATGATCCGTTCCATTCAAGTTTCATTTGACGAAGATTATACACCATACCAGATCTATCTGATACGCCTTTTGCAAATTTACCTGTAGCAAATCTACCCATCAATTACTCCTAAAGTAAGCATATTGAGGTGTAACAGTGAAACTAGATCTATCTCTGTCTTCTCCCATCGCTCTCTCAAACTCTTCTTCATACACAGCTTTTAACATTTGTGTAAGCTGTGGATTTTTTTTCAAAGATAAATAATAAGCTAACCCTGCTGTTAAACACGGATAAAATCTAAATGGTATCTCTAGAGTATTAACAGCCGCGTCCGCATCTTGTATTCTTGTCAGTGCGTCATAACGTATTACATCTGTGCTGTTTTCAGGCGCAGGCCATATCTTCAAATTTGGTGTAATCTGCCTATCTAAAAAGAACTGTGTAGTTCTTCCTGTGCTTGTTTTGTTAGGTATGGCAAGATAGCTATCACGACTAATTCTACTGATTGCAAAGTCAGTGCCGTCTCTGCGAACAACAGCGGAAAGTATATCAATCACATCTGTGCCCAAAGAATATTCAGTGTCCGCCGCAGTAACGGTCTGTGTTCTTTGCTCAATCGTCCATTGATTTAAACCACGGTTAGCCCACTCAGCTAACATAATATTTAAAGATCTTCTAGCACTTGTTAGATCATAACCTGTTCTTACTTCAAGGCCGCATCTTTCAAAAGCTTCCTCAATATATTCTGCTACGTCTAATTCAAAATCAGTTGATGAGGAAGTTGCCATATCTAATCCTTGTATAAATTATTAAACGTCACCTTTGGGTCCATATAACTATTATCACATTCTGCGTTATGAATCCACTGACTTGGTTTAAAATCAGGCGCGCCTTCTCCTGTTTCCCATAACGCAGGGCTTGTTGCACGAACCCTGTTATTAGGTAATGCTACTATATTTCCAGTCCATTTACCAGCATCAGTTAATTCTATAACATGACTTTGTTTATGTTGAGCCGGATCATCGGCTATGTCTGACTCCGTGTAATCAACTGTAAATAAGTATTTTCCAGTATAAAACTCCCCGTCTATCTTGCATTTCCAAGGGCTTGAACTAGTTCTGTCATACTTAATAACTGAATGATGATGTGAACTACAGTCCCAAGGTTGCACTAAATGAACAGGCATGGGTTCTGGCCACTCTTCTAATGGTGTGTCCGCAACAAGAGCTGTAATAGGCATCCTTGCCCACATAGCGCCCCCGTTAATGTTTTGACTTTCATCAAAGTCTGACTCACAACCAGTAAAAATCATTTGAAAACTTAAACATCTGTCAGGAACAGTAGTCACTGCAATAGCCATCGCGTGTAAGTAGTCACCATGATGTTTTTCATGGTTGTGAGTATATTCTCTTCGCACCCAACATTTAAAATGCGGGATGTTGCTTTGTAAGTAAGGCATAGATTAGGCTCTACCGCCTCTTCTCATTTTTTTAATAGCNCCGCCTTTAGCAAAACCTTTTTTCTTCATACCAGCTGCACCGCCGCCCATCATCTTTTTGACAGCTCCACCTTTGGCATAACCCTTCTTTTTCATACCAGCAGCTCCGCCGCCCATCATCTTTTTAACTGGTTTCTTTTTAGCAAAACCTTTTTTCTTCATAACCATTTTATACTCCTTTTATGCACTAACTGCGCCTTTTGTTTTCTTTCTCCTATTTGCCATGACAACGCCACAACCTCTTGCTACAACCGTCCCTGAACCTGTTTTACCCTTGAAAGGACGTTTAGCCTTTGTCTCTGGAACACGGCCACCACTGCTCATCTTGGTAACCTTTGCGGCCGGTGTGTTTCCGACCACAGTCTTGCCTTTTGCACCTGCTTTTTTCTTTTTTCTGGCAGTAGATGCTCGCTGTGATTGTGTTAAACTATTTGCTTTTGCTCTAGGTAAACAACGGTCAGGATTCTTTTTATCCTTTGATGTCCCACATTTTCCCTTGATTTTCCCATCAGTTCCTATGCGTACCCAGTCTTGTTTTACCCAATCTTTAAGTGCGCCCATTACTTCTTACCTTTTGCACCTTTGGCGTAGTTTGGATCTTTACAGTATTTTGATGCTGCCATATTAGCATAAGCTGATGGATATGTATCAAAAGTTCTCTTAGCCCAAGCTTTACCTGCTGGACATATTTTACTGCCCTTACTTTTAGCCGCTCCACCTTTTTTAAAGTATGTGACCTTCTGCTTAGATGGTTTGGGTCCAGTTCTAACTGCTGATCTCATGTGTAGCCTCACTTTGTCATAAAAATTGCAACCAAAGCTGCGAGTTGAAGTAGAATTCCACCAATGATTGCCCAAATACGAGCATCCATTTTGTCTATTTGTTTTTGTAAATGATTTAAATGGTTGTTTTCAAGACGGTCAATCGTGTCTTCTAAAACAGCTAACCTTTTATCTAATTCATGCAAAAGATCTTTTTCCCTCTTGGTAGCCATCAACACTTCCACCTTCTTCTAGCTTGTCTTAAACGGCTGTTTGGATTAGCGGCTGCTTTTGGAAACTTTTTCATTTGACCTGCACTCCTAGCACAAAAAGACTTTCTTCTTTTAGCGTCCTTACTGCCCTTTTTAACTTTACCTGTAACAGCAGTTTTTAATTTACTACCCGGATTATCGCGCCTATATTTAGCGACACCGGCCTTTGTCATTCCCGCCCCAGATTTAGTGGAGCGGAAATATTTTTTTGTTTTGGGTGGTTGCTTATCCCTTTTTCTAGTCATAGTTCTTTCTCATCTCAAGCGTGATAGTATAAGTATCAGCACTTGAGTGACCAACTGTTGTAAACAAGATGTCACCTGTCACACCGGACCCTGCGTTGTTTTTTAAACCACCGAAGCTCGAATAATCATGATAACCACTTTGGTTTTCACCTAATTCAATTATAAAAGCGTTAGAAGTTGCATCAAAAAACAATCTCGTTTTCATACCCACACATTGCCACCATATTTTTTCTATAGTAACCCCTGTGCAAGTTTGACCATGACCGTTAGCGTTCAAAGCACTCACATCTACTTTTTTAACAGCGCTTTCACCAGTACCGTCAGAAATGTTCGTAAACTTCTGTACCACTTTTTTATCGCCATCAAAAATAGTTTGAGATGTTACTGCATCAGCCATTTGTATCTCCTAACTAAGCTTCGTAGCCCATTAACTCAATGAACAATTTACCTGCTGTGTAATCGGCATCTGTTGTAGAGCCTAATGTTAAATATAAAAACTCATCAGCAGCTGGCACCGCAGTAAAATAAACCTTACTGCCTAATGTTGCATCACCAGCATCAACTAATGAAGTTTCTGTCAAACTTGAAATAGCACCGTCTTCTACACCAGTTCCCTCTGTTGCAGAGTGTACGTTTATGTCCGGATCACCACCTGCTGGTGCTTCAAAACATTCCATACTACCTGTTAAAATTGTACCATTTCTAGCAGCTGTGATCTGTCCTATGTGACAAACATTAGATGTTCCATTTACACCAATAATGTCACCAGATGCTGTTGATCTTAATCCAGTTAAGTCAATTAATATTCTTGTTGTTATTATACCACCAACTCTTTGAACAGAACTTCTGTATATAGTTCCTGTTCCACCAGTGATACCGGTGCCAGCTTCTACTGGCATTGTGTTAGCATCAAAAGATGTAATACCGCTTGAGTTGATACTAGATAATGTTGTGATTGCGCCCGTAGAGGTNTTTTTACTNATAGAAGTAAAACCACCTTCAGATCTCACTGGGCCTGAAAAGGTTGAATTAGCCATGTCAATCTCCTTGTCTTGGCAAATGTCGAAGTTAATTCTTCGTCAAGGTGATTTTAGTATACATAAAAAAAACGAGGACAGCAAGCACTGTCCTCGTTTTGTGCGAAATGCAAAATTATTTATGCACCCGGAGTTGCAAATACACATCTCCAGTCTGAGACGCCAAAGCTGTATCTTTCTCTAGCTTTAAATCTCATGTTACCTGTGTCAAAATCGCCTTCCATTGCGGTTTTGATAGGTGAACGGTTGAAGTATTTAAAACCGTTTGGAGCATCTGTTTTGATGAAAAACGCGTCTGTATCAGTTAAGAAATGGTTTACAACTGCACCTTCTGGTAACATACCCATGTTCTTAATTGCGTTTGCATCATTGTCAGAAGTTCCAACTCTTAAATTACTGTTCATGATTCTTTCAGCAGTGAACTGTAACTCTTTTGGAATTATTAACTTCATGCCTCTTACAGCGATCTTCAAGCCTCTTTCATCTTTGAAACCTGCAATATCAATCAATGCTTGCTCTAATGATGTCTCATTTAAGTCAGAAGCCACTGATAAGATGTTGCTCTGGTTACCATTGATAGTTGGGTGTGAAGCAGACGCTAATGCAGCACCGTCGCCGATTGCACTTGATGTACTAAAAGCATTGTTCAATATGGCCGCAGCTTTAATCTGCTTAGTTTGTGCCATAGATCTAGCTAATGCTTTTGTATATCTACTTGCAAGTCTATCATAAAGATTATCTTCAATAGCTTCTTCTGTGATTGAGAAAGCTAAAGCGATAGTCTCATGTGTATATCTTGCAGTAAATGTCTCTTGTGCGTCGTCAAAGCTTACAGCTCCACCTTCTGACTTAGTAGGTGCAGTCGAGAAGCCTGCTAACATCACTTCTTCTTCAAACGCTCTATCTGATGATTCTTCTTCAAAAATCTCAGCATGCTCGTTTTCATACCTGTCGTATTCAAGCCCAAATAAGGCGTTTAGACCGGGCTCTAGCTCTTTCGCTAGTTGTGCTCTTGATATAGCCATACTCTATTCTCCTTATATACCAGCATTGTCTGCTGT